CTTCAGGACCTCGTCAACGTCTTCAACCTGGTGGACGAATCGTTTTAGTTATGACGAGATGGAGTACAAAAGATTTAACTGCACAATTGCTCAAGGCTCAAGGAGCAGAAGATAAAGCTGATAAATGGGAAGTTGTAGAGTTTCCAGCAATCTTACCATCAGGTAAAGCAGTGTGGCCACAATATTGGAAGTTAGAAGATTTACTAGCAGTTAAAGCATCAGCAGGTGTTTCTAAGTGGAATGCTCAATACATGCAAAATCCAACTTCAGAAGAAGGAGCCATTATTAAACGTGAGTGGTGGAAAGATTGGGAAGAAGATTATGTGCCTGCAATTGAACATGTAATTCAATCTTATGATACTGCATTCTTAAAAAAAGAAACTGCGGATTATTCAGCGATCACAACATGGGGTGTATTTTATCCAGACCAAGACTCTGGTCCAAATTTAATATTGCTTGATTCAATTAAGAAGCGTGTAGAGTTTCCTGAATTAAGGCGCCTGGCTCACGAACAATATATGTATTGGAAACCTGAAACAGTTTTAGTTGAAGCTAAAGCATCGGGTCTTCCATTAACTTATGAGTTAAGACAAATGGGAATACCCGTTGTTAATTACACACCATCAAAAGGTAATGATAAACATGCTAGAGTTAATGCAGTTGCACCTCTATTTGAATCTGGAAAGATATGGGCACCAAAGGGTAAACAATTTGCACAGGAAGTTATTGAAGAATGTGCTGCCTTTCCACATGGAGATAATGACGATTTAGTAGATTCTATGACACAGGCATTAATGAGATTTAGACAAGGTGGGTTGATTTCTCATCCAGAAGACTATAAAGATGAGCCTACCACAAGGGTAAATAGAACATATTATTAATATGATTGAGAAGAAAATTAGTTACGAAATTAATATTGAAAAACCTAGTAAGACAAAACCTGTAAAACAAGGTGGAGTTTTTAATTATTTAGGAAAACAAAAAACAGTAAATGCTCCTCGTCATTGGAGATCATCACCTAAACATCCAATAGCACATCTTTCATATATTACAAAAGATGAACAAAAAATTTTAATAGATTTAAATTTATATGGTTCATTAAAAGGTAAACCTAACAAAGGTCCGTTTGGACTTCCATCATTACAAGGATCAGGTAGTGGATCGGGTGGAGACGGGGGATCGTCTGGTGGAGATTCAGGAGGAGATAGTGGTCAAGGAGATAGTGGTCCGGGAGGATCGGACGATGGATCTGGACACGGAGGACCAGGTCAAGGAGACAGTGGACCAGGGGGATCAGATGATGGAACAGGACATGGAGGACCAGGACCAGGACCTGGTGGAGCAGAAGGTGGATTTGGTATTGGACCAGATGCAGCGCAAGAAGCAGCACAAAGTGTAACGGCTGATGATGTATCTGCTCAAGCACAAGCAGATCAAGAAGATGCAGCAACAGCTGCGGCGGCTGCAGAAGCAGACACAGGAATTATGGGTGCTTTATCTAATATAGCAAACAGAGCAGTTCAAAATGTTGTATCTAATCCAGTTGCAACAATGGTTGGTTTAGCCTTTGGACCAGTTGCAGGTCTAGCTGCAAGAGGAATTAGTATGGCAGTTGATGCAGCTAACAGAGGAGTAACAGGACCAAGTGACGATACTCAAGAAGCAACATCAGTTCAAAGTGGTCCAGCACAAAGCCCAGGTGGAGGTGATGGTGGAATAACTACACTACCTCAGTATGCTCCATTATATAATCAAGCAACTGGAGATCCTTTATTAGATTCTTTAATAGCAAGATATAAAATGAATCCTGCTTCTTTTGGGATAACATGAAAAAATTAACAACAACTATACCACCTAAATCAGGTCCCAACCCACAGGGCTTGAATGTTACGTATAATAAGGTTAAGATAGTGAACTCGGAGAAATTAAATGGCAACTATAGACAAATCGCTTCCAAACGAAGTTATAAATAAAATTGAAATAGAAAATCCAGAAGCTTCTGCAGAAGAAATTGTAGAACTTCAAGAATCTATTCCAAGTACAGAAAATACAGAAATCACTCCAACGTCAGATGGTGGTGTTGAAATTAATTTTAATCCAGGAGCTTTTAATCAAGGTGAAAGTGTAAACCATTTTGATAACTTAGCAGAATTATTACCGGAAGATGTTTTAGGACCTTTAGGTTCAGAACTTTATCAAAATTTTTTAGATTATAAAACATCACGTCAAGATTGGGAACAAACTTATACTCAAGGTTTAGATTTACTTGGATTTAAATATGATCAAAGAACAGAACCATTTCAAGGAGCAAGTGGTGCAACTCATCCAGTATTGGCAGAAGCAGTTACACAATTTCAAGCTTTAGCTTACAAAGAATTATTACCAGCAGATGGACCAGTTAGAACTCAAATAATTGGAAACTCTTCTAGAGAAAAAGAAGATCAAGCTGTACGTGTTAAAGATTTTATGAACTATCAAATTATGGATGTCATGAGAGAATATGAACCAGAGTTTGATCAAATGTTATTTTATTTACCTTTATCAGGATCTACTTTTAAAAAAGTTTATTATGATGATTTACTTGGAAGAGCTGTTTCTAAATTTGTACCAGCAGAAGATTTAGTTGTTCCTTATTCAGCAACATCATTAGATGATGCTGAAGCAATCATGCATACAATAAAAATTTCTGCAAATGAATTAAGAAAACAACAAGTCGCAGGATTTTATAGAGACTTAGATTTATTACCAAGTGATGATTCTGTTACAGATACATCTGATGTAAAATCAAAAGAGAGAGAAATTGAAGGAGTTACTAAATCGGGTTATGAAGATATCTTTACATTAGTAGAATGTCATGTAAACTTGGATCTCGAGGGCTTTGAAGATCGTGATCCCAACGGGGAAATGACTGGAATTAAACTTCCTTACATTGTGACGATAGAAGAAAGCTCTCGTGAAATTTTATCTATTCGTAGAAATTATGAAATAGGTGATGTTAAGAAAAATAAAATTCAATACTTCGTTCATTTTAAATTTTTACCGGGTTTAGGATTTTATGGATTTGGTTTAATTCATATGATCGGTGGGCTATCAAGAACAGCCACATCTGCTTTAAGACAATTAATTGATGCAGGAACTTTATCTAATTTACCAGCAGGATTTAAAATGCGTGGTATTAGAATTAGAGATGATGCTCAATCTATTCAGCCAGGTGAGTGGAGAGATGTAGATGCTCCAGGGGGAAACCTTAGAGATGCATTTATGACTCTACCTTACAAAGAACCTTCTCAAACTTTATTACAATTAATGGGAGTCGTGGTTCAAGCAGGTCAAAGATTTGCTTCTATTGCTGATATACAAGTAGGTGATGGTAATCAACAAGCAGCAGTAGGTACAACCGTAGCTTTACTTGAAAGAGGAAGCAGAACAATGTCTGCTATACATAAAAGATTGTATGCCTCATTAAAATTAGAATTCAAATTATTATCAAGAGTATTTAAATTATATTTACCAGAAGAATATCCTTATGATGTTGTGGGTGGACAAAAAAATATTAAGCAAGCAGACTTTGATGATAGAATAGATATTGTTCCAGTCGCTGATCCAAATATATTTTCACAAACTCAAAGAATTAGTTTAGCACAAACTGAATTACAACTTGCTCAATCTAATCCTCAAATTCACAATCTGTATGAAATTTACAGAAAAATGTATGAAGCATTGGGAGTAAAAGATATTGATAAAATTTTAATTCAACCTGCAAGACCAATGCCTAAAGATCCAGCATTAGAACATATTGATGCTCTAGGTGGACAACCTTTTCAAGCATTTAGAGGACAAGATCATAGAGCACATGTCACTGCGCATTTAAAATTTATGTCAACTAACATTGCAAAAAATAATCCGATGATCATGGGATCATTAGAGAAAAATATTTTTGAACATATTTCTTTAATGGCTTTAGAACAAGTTGAATTAGAATTTGCACAAGAGTTACAACAAATACAAATGTTATCTCAAAACCCTCAAGCTTTACAAGATCCACAAGTGCAAGCACAGGTTCAAGAGTTTCAAATGAAATTGGAATCAAGAAAAGCAATTTTAATTGCGGAGATGA